TAGCGCCATGGCCTGCTGGACGAGTTCGGCTTTGGTCTGGCTGCTGTCGAGCTCCACGCCGTAGACGCTGGAGCAGAACTCAACGATCTGGGCCTTGGTCATCGCCTGGAAATCAGGCGGCTCCATAGCCAGCAAGGCCTCGCCACCATCGGTGGTGGTTTCCATTGGCTCCAGCAGCTCGACGGTGGGCGTGGGCTCATCCGGTGCTGAGGCGGGCTCCGGCGCTTGCGGTTGCTCGGGCTCGAGGGCCAGCGCATCCATCAATTCCTGCTTCTGCGGCTCCTGTTCAGGGGGTTCCTGGCCGGGATCTACTGCAGGCTCAGGCTCGTTGTCATCGGCATCAACCGGGGCCGGAGCATCGCCGCCACCGGCAGAGGTGAGCAGCTGCCAGCCCAATGCCTGCCAGCCGGCTAGGTGCACCGGCCATATCGAGCGGCTCTCGCCGTCCTTGGCGATCAGCAGCTGGCTAGGCGGCAGCAGGGAGTCATCGCCCACACCTGGATCAGGGGTGACGATCAGCCGCTGCTCCGGGCCCGAGAGATGAACGGGCATAGAGGCGGGGTTGTTGCCATCAAGGGGTTGCAGCAGTTGCAAGGGCATTGCGGTTTCCATGGCACTCACCTCAAAGCCCCTGGTTGGCGGTCAGCGCCACGCACATCCCCACCGGTGTGCTCGGGGTGATCACAGCGCGGGCCAGCCGCAGGCAGGGCGGTGTAACCAGTTCGCTGTCGGCTGGATTCAGCAGCAGGGCAGCACCACTGATGCTTGCCTCCACCTTGCCGCCAGCGGCGGGGATAGCAACGGCAGCGGCTGTTATCCAGCTGCCGGCGGTGCCATCAGCCAGCAGCGGCGCTAGCTCCAGCGTCACGGTTACCGCCTTGTTGTGGCCGGCGTGAGAAGCCACCAGCACAAAGGAGCTGGAGGCATCAAGGTCGGTGCCGAGGTTGATGACATCGCCGCTACTGCGGCTGTGCTCGTAGCAGTCGGTTGCCGAGTGGTTGATCCAGCCGACGAGCACCGTCTGGGCATCGAGCAGCCGGGTGGCTTGGGTGGTCATGGATAGGGCTCCTATGGGGAATGAATGTGTGGTTCTGGGCAGTCCTCCGGGGGCTGGCGCTGGCGCTTAGGGCAGCACCAGCGGCATGGGCGCCACGTTGTAGAGCCGGGCAGCGGCCTTGCGATTGCAGACGGCAAAGCCCACGTACCAATCCACCCGCGTGCGGAACACCGGTGCGTCATGCACCTCCCCGAAATCACGCACCGCAATGCCATACCTGCCCTCAAACGGCCCCTGCAGACCGCAGACCGCCGCATCACCCAGCACGCAGCAGTAGATCGAGGTGGTGCCCGCCGGTTCGTCGTAGCCGAGTACGGCATGGCCCTCGGCGTCTTCCTCCACCAGAAGGATTTCGATCCCCTCGAAGTAGTGCCGCCCGTCGATCACCTCATACAGCTCCCCGCCGGCCTGGCGGGAGGCGGTGCTGATCTGGCGGCGGGCGGCCTTGCTGGCGATCAATACCTTGTCGCCGCCGTAGCCGATCACGCTGTCGCTCAATGCCTCCAGCGCCAGCAGGTTGAGGGTGCTGCCGCCGTTGTCGATTGTCTGCTCGTCTCCAGGTGCCAGGCGCTTGCTCAGCCCGTTGAAGGCCCGCGGATCAAAGGTGTCGTCGCCATTGATGATCGCGGCCTCCAAGGTGAGGCGCATGGAGCGCACCTTCATCTCGGTCTGGGCAGCACGGGCCTCAGGGCCCTGCAGATCAACGATCGAGCGGTCCACATCGAGATCACCGCCAAATAGGTGCACAAACTCCGAATCGGAGTTGATCACCCCATAGCTCTGGCGGTAGCCCTCATTTACCGCCCGGAAACCAACGCGGGGCAACTTGGTTTCAGCCGGGAAGCTCAATGAGCCACCGACAAGGTTGCGGAAGGGCAGGCGGCGCAGCAGCTCCCCCTCAGCAAAGGTCTTGAGCACCGCCAGCTGTTCAGCTCGGCGGGCATATTTCTGCGCCTCGATCAAGGTCAGGCCCAAGGGCACTCTCCCGGGGCCTTGCCCCAGTGACAACAGCAGCTGTTGCCAGGTGCCAGAAGGACCGCCCGCTGGTGGTCAGCTCAGGGCATGGCGTTGGTGGCTGGCGGAGTTTTCGGCAGTCGCTCCGCAGGGTGCCCCAGTGCACCGGGGCGCGGTGGTCGCGTCCTGCTTGCCACACCGCCATGGCCACCATTCCCGTTGAGCCGGCCTGCCCGATCCGCTTGATCTCCTTCCGCCTGGCCGCCAAGGGCAGCACGGAGCCACGGCACCTGTTCCTCGATGGAGAAGGGCAGATCTGCGCCGATCCCCACTGGCTGCCGCGTGAGCAGGCCCTGCTGCTGGCGCACAATCAGCAGCTGATCTGGGGTTCAGCCGCCAGGGTGCAAGTGCTCTGAGCGCGCAGCTGCGGGCCCGAGGGCTAGCGGGCTTGGGCCGCTGCCCCTACCACTGCTGCCGCTGGTGCCTGTGCCTTACAGCGACTCCAGCCAAGAAAACAGAAGGCGGTGCTTGTTCATGCCCTCGATCGAAACAGCCGGAACAGCCTTCACATGAGCGTCAGGGTGCTGGGCCAGGACGATATCCACGGCATGGGCCTCATCAAGGGCCTGCACCATCTCAATGCCAGCTCCCAATGAGCCAGAAAGAGCACGGCGTAGTGGATGGGGTCTCCTAGTCAGCAGCCTTCCTTGATAGCTATGGCGGTGCCGACGCCAGCACCTGGGGCGTAATCGGCTCAGGAGCCACTGCGCCCATGGCAGCGGATGTCTAAGGGGTGCTGCGAATTGCCCCAGCACCAGACCCCGTGGAGGAAGCCCTGGTGGTGGGCTACTACGGATGAACACGCCAGCAGATCGCATACCGAAATGGGACAAAGAGCAACGCCCTCAGCTGCTATGGGCGGAGAGCTTGTTGCTGGCTGTAAGAAATGACTTGCGAATCAAGTTGGACAGGTGGTTTGCGGACCCGTGAGCTACAGCTAGTATTAGCTCAAGTTGACTCCAAACTCATGCGCCAACTTGAGTTCGTCAGATCGCAGGAGAGGCGCGTACCTTGGTTATCGGAAAGGAGCAGACTGATCTAGCAGGTTCTCGGAACCATCCAATAATGAGTTATGCAATAGGATGCTTTCAATGATGTACTGAAGCCTGTGACTGATTATCTCTCATTTTTTCCAGCCCCCTTCCTTGAGGACCTTGTCGAAGGAAGATGCTTGCCTTTCATTGGCGCAGGTTTTTCCCTCAATGCGAAGATTCCACGAGGGAAGAAGATGCTCGATTGGGTTGCGCTGGGCAAAAAGGCTGCGGAGTCTCTTCCTGAGTATCAGTACACCACAGCATTGGAAGCCCTTTCCGCTTATTCACATGAATATTCGCGGGTAAAACTGGTTGAGTTCCTTGAAAGTGCTTTGCTTGTAAATACTTTGCAGCCAGCAAAGGCTCACGAAGAGTTTTGTAGACTTCCTTTCGAGAAGGTGGTTACCACAAACTTTGATTTCCTGCTAGAACAAGCGTATAGCCGAATCAGTCGGTATTGCGTTCCACAAGTATCTGAAGATCAGCTGGCCGTAAGCAACTCTAATGCCGCTGTTCAACTTCTAAAGCTCCATGGTGATCTGCATCACCCTCATAGGTTAGTTGCAACGGAAGAAGATTATGATTCATTCCTTATTAGATTTCCACTTCTTGCGACACATCTTTCGAGCTGCCTTATAAATCATACCGCACTCTTTCTTGGGTATAGCTTAGACGACCCGGACTTTAGGCAGATATGGCAGTTGGTAAAAGAGCGTCTTGGCTCGTTGAGACGCCCAGCATATGTAATCCAAATGTCGTCTGCTCCACATAACATAGCGCGATACGAAAGACGTGGGGTAAAGGTGATTAACCTGCCCAAGATCCAATCACGCTCATATTCAGAGACACTTGAACAGGCCTTGCGGGAACTTCGTGAGTACTGGAGCCAGCAGATTATTGCCCGAAGTACCGCCACAGAACCTGAGCCTCAAGCAGAGTTGTCTCTTCCGGACGATGCACGTACACGCCTCGCGTTCTTTTCTGTCCCCACAAGACTTGCTGCTCTTTATAAAGACAAGATTTATCCGCTTGCAGAAAAGTATGGATTTAATCCAATCATGGCAGCCGATGTCTCTGCACCAGGTGATAATCTAATGGCTAAGATCTACGCCCTTCTCAGGCGTTCAGCAATTGTAGTCGCTGATGTTGGAAGTCCTAATACTATGTTTGAGGTTGGTATGGTTCTTTCCGGTGAGGGAGGTGATAAGCCAGTTATCCTGATCTCCGAAGATCCACCAAATCTTCCATTTGACATTAAGGACCATATCTTTATCCGGAGGCCTGCCTCACTTGAAAATGAGTCGTCAAAGTTCATAAAAGAGCTGGAAAAAGCATTTTCTTCGGCATTTGAGCTTATATCTCCTTCTCTTGAGGATGAGCCTAGTAGACTTCTCTCAAAAAAGGAGTATCGAGCATCCGTCATCGCCGTTTTCTCATCTTTGGAACATGAGCTTAGGCAGCTCTTGGCTTCTTCAGGCCTGGATGCATTTGCATCGAGATCCTCGCTTACAATGCTTCTTGATTTTGCCAACAGCAAAGAACTGTTGACAAAAGAGGATTTCTATCAGCTTAGAAAACATGTTATGGTGCGAAATCGAATCGCACATACACGAGCGGAAGTAACTCCTGTGCAAGCCAAAACAATCGTCACTGAAGTCAGTGCTGCCATTGTCAAGCTCCGTTTGACGATAGATGGCAATGGAGTGTAACCATTTTAGATAGAAAAGTTTTTATCTTTGGACTGGCATAACATCAAGATTCAGAAGACGGGTGCGGAGTGGTGGGGCATATCCTTGATCTCTGCCCGCTTCTGATCTTGGCGTTAACTAATACCCTGAGAGAGATGTCAGAATTAGTATAATCAAATCCAATCGATGGCAGCCAGCACACCCTATGCCAAAATTGGATGAACAATATGTTGCAAAAAGAATTGTTCAGCATCTCGAGTATCCTGAGATATCAACCAATGCTTACGTTAAGCAAAAGATAATTGCACTTGGCGCTTCGCTCTCTAGCCTCATAAAGGTATATCTTGATAAGCGATTTTGGATCTTACTTCGAGATGTCCATATGGGCAGATCTTCTTATCCAGATATTTGCAGACTTCTCGACACGCTAAGACTATCCGTACAGAAAGGTTATCTCATCTGCCCGATCAGCGACTCAATCTTTCTTGAATTGCTAAAGCAGGAGGATATCAATACTCGGCGATCCACGGCTGAGCTGATCGACGAATTAAGTCTTGGAATCACTCTTGTTCCGAACCAGCAACGTACTGGGCAAGAGCTTGTCGGTGTCTTTACTAAGTTTGCAGATGCTGGCAGAGATTTTCATATAGTTGATCATCTAGTCTGGTCGAAACTTGGATATGTTCTTGGTGTTGTTCATCCATCGTTGCCATCTTCAGATCCTGATGGCGAACGAGCTATCCAGAAGGCCTTTTTTGACCTTATGTGGGATTTCCCCTTGGCAAATCAGATAAACACGATTGGCGAGGATGGATACCAAAAGCCAGTGTCGTTTGAGGCCACTGCCAATAGGATAAATGCGCTTAACCGAGAGCATCAGGCAGACGTTCGCGATTTCAGGCGAGTGTATATCGATGAATTTAGGGGGATGCTAAGCCTTTGCATGCATCACCCGCGACAGTGGATTGAACAACAGTACGAGCTTAAGACAGGCGAGAAATGTCTTTCAAGTCCCGAGCAGATACGTAAATACGAACATGAGCTTCATATATTCTTCGGGAATCTTATTTCCCAAAAAAGGGAAGCAGCATTGATGCTGCCAACTCTGCACATCAGTGCTTTGTGTTACTCGGCCATACGCTGGGACAAGAAACGCAACTTATCTGCAAATGACATCTATGACTTCCAGCATGCCGCGGCAGCGATTGGGTATTGCGATGCATTTCTAACGGAGAAGCCATTGATGAATCTTCTAGCTCAGCGACAGCTCAAGATAAATGCTGACTTCCGATGCGCTGTAATCTCTGACATCGAAGAAGCCAATCAGTGGATTTCAAGCAAATCAGCTAAGTCGGCAATGGGTTAGATTTATCTACATTGAAAAACTTGCATGGATTGCCTACATCTAGATGCATAAGGCGGGAGCAAAGGCTTATTTCTGTCCCGAGCCGCTGGCCCGCTTTCTGATTTGGAGCGCTAACCACATCTGAGGGAGTGTCCCGCACCGCAGATATCGTGAAGTAAGTGTTCAGCCCTGCTGCCGGTGCTGTAGCGGGGCTGGCAAAGGCAGTGGTCAGCACCACTCCCCATGACCACCCCGATGAGCGCCGAGCGGTTCAGCGATCGCTTCCGCTTCTACCGCGACCAGCCGCAACAACAAGCCGGCGTGCAGCAGCTGTATGCCGCCATCGACAGCAGCAACCAGGGCACTGCAATCCTCGATGAGCAGGCCCCCTGGGCGCTCACCTACAGCGAAGAGCCGCCGACTCAATCCGGTGGTCTCGATCCCCGCGGTTCAGAAGAAGCCGGCATGGCCGGCCCGCAAAAGCCAGCACCGGTCAAACCGGGTGATTCCTACCTGCTTGTGAATGACCGCGACGAAGACATGGAGGCCTACGACCACACCGGCCGCTTCCTGTGGAAGCTCCCCTGCCTGGCGAGGGGGCAGGGCGCTGACACCGATTGGACACACACCAATACCGACACCCCGCCCGGCCTCTACAAGCTGGGGCAGCTGTATGCCGACTATGAACAGAACCCCAACCCGCCCTGCAGCGATACCGCCATGGGCTACGGCTGGTACTCCTTCGACATGGAGGAGCTAGAGGGCCAGGAGGTCAAGGCAGGCCGGGCCGGGATCATGCTCCACGGCGGGGGATCCGCCTGCGGCTGGCCCGGGGCCTGGGCAGCGCAACAGCCCCTGCATCCCACCCTGGGTTGCCTTCGCCTACACAACGCCGATCTGCGTGATCGGGTGCTGCCCCTCTACCGCAAGGGCACGGTTTATGTGGGGGTGTTTCAGGAAAAAAAGTGACGGCGGGGCTGCTGCCGACGCGGGCTTTGGGCTGATCGCGAGGGAGGAGTAGCAATGGACTCAGGCCCACTGGCCCGACCGCCGAAGCCGCCCTTCGACCGGGAGCGGTTTGTGTTCAAGATCCTGGCGGTGGTGATCGGCACCCAGCTGCTGATCTATTCGTTGGCTGCTGGGGTCTGTGGCCAGCGCGCGCTGGAGGGGCGGCCGGTTGGTCAGATTTGCCCGGGCACGCTGGAGCAGCTGCAGGGCGGCTTTGATTCCACCCTCAAGCTGCTGCTGGCGCTGCTGGGTGGAGCAGCGCTGTCGCGGATGGCACCTCCCTCTTGAGCGCGATCAAGCTCCTGCGCTCACGGCCTAGGCCGCAACACCAGCCAAACAATCAGCAGGATGCTGCCGGTGCTCACCAGCGCAAAAATCCAATCGGCGTAGGGAGTCCAGGGCATCCACCCAGCCTGCCTCCACCGGGTAACCCTGGAAGAAGAGGCTGAGCACCATGCCCAACATGTCTGCTCAGCTCTGGAAGCCGACTTAAACAACCGAAATTCGGGTGTTTGATCGCTCCGAGCTTCCACCCGCTCGCTCCCGCTCTGGGATTCCAGTTCTGCGCTGAACAGGCCGCACATCCGGCCTTGCTCCACCCACTCGCGCCTACTCAGGGATTCCGCTGCACCCCAAACAGGCTCACCTTCAAAACTCTTGGGTTGCCCACCAGTGGCTTGCTCCGGGCTTCCTCAGTCTGAGGCATTCCTGCGTCATGCCTCCGCTTCGGGAAGTCCCGTCGCTGCGCCCAATGGCGCAGATGATCATGGTTTCTCTTTCAGCTGCCGCTTCACCGTTCTGCAGGCCAGAAGAAGATCCCTTCCTGCTGCTCGAATCCACCCTCCGTTCCATCGAGGTGGTGCTGATGCTGCGGCGCAATCTGCCGCTGCGCCGCACCTGGAGTGAGCAGCCCTATGGAGAGGAGGAGATCACCCGCCTGGAAGAGGAGGTCCTGCCAGCCATCCGCAAGTGTCTGGCCCGCGTTGATGAGCTCGATCAGCGGCTGCTGGCCCAGCATGAGTTGCTGGTGCTGCGCTGTGAGCTAGAAGCCAAGCGGCACGCTGTGGCCTAAGGCCCAGGAGCCAAAGGCTCAAGCCCGGCCGGGGGCCTAATCCCGGCTTTTTCACCCTGTTGGTTTGCTGGAGATCAGGGTCAGCCGTGGTGCAGCGCAGGGGAGAGCACTTCCCCAATGGTTCGCCCAAGCGCCAGCTGCCTGTCGGGCTGGCAGCGCCGCAGCGTCAAGGCCAAGGCGAGCGCCCGGTGGGAATTACTGAGTGCACCTTTCGGTGCCACTCGGGCGGCCTTGACCCGGCGGCTTAGTGGGCGCGAGGGGGGGCGTTTTTTCTCCTTCCTGCGATGCAAGCCACCTCCACCCTGCTCCGCTCCAGCAGCACCAGGCAGCGCAAGGCCGGCCCGGCCACCACAGCAGCTCGGCAGCTGGTCCTCTTCTCTTTGCCCGAGCCGAGCGCCTGCTGCTGGGATCTGATCTGCCCAGAGGAAGCCTGGGAGCAGCCCCTGCGCTGGGCCGTCTAGGGCCAAGGCCCGCTGGAGGCCTAAGCCCCTCCACCCGCTCGCGCCTGCTCGGGAGTTACGCGGCGGCCTTTTTATGGCCTAACTGGTTGGCCAGCAATCGGCCAAGGCCTATGCCGCTACGCCTCTCGCGCCTGCTCGGGCTACGCGGCTCCGGCCGGGATGAACAGCAGTAGAGAACTAACTGCTAGGCCAGGCCACCAGGCAGGCAAGGCCCCAAGCAACAGACGAACGCTGGCCGGGGTGCAGCAGAGCGGGCCGGCAGGTTGCCGCTACTCGGCAGGCCACATCAGCTCAGAGCGGGCTACTTGGCAGTCCTCGATCGCCAGGGAAGCGAGCGTGTCTATGCACCGAACGCGGTAAGGAGGCAGCACGGGTCTTTCAGCAGAGCCACTGGGCATTGGCTGGCCGGGCGTTGCGAAACCCCCTCCGCAGCCTGCCCCTGCGGCTCGCACTAGCAAGGGCTGGCGCGAGGCTCGCTGCTCTCGCCCCTGGCTAGTGCTCACCTTTGGGGCGCTTGGTCGGTGTTCTCCGCACCACCCCAGCCATGGCCACTCCCCAAGGCCCCGTCTGTGAAGTCCGCCTGCTTGTTGTTCACCGCTATCCGCCCGGCGTTCAGAAGCTCGGCTCCACTCCCTGCGAAGTCGAGTTCTTTGGCCGCCGCGGTAAGCCCGTCAAGAAGATGCGGCTGATCCCCGCCGAGAAGGCATTTGCCTTTGCCCGCAAGCTGCAGGGCACCCCCGGCTGCACCGTCTCGGTCTGCTGAGCCAAAGGGCTCTGGCCCAGCTGCCGGTTGGTGGCCGGGCCTTACAGCCAATGCCTGTAGCTACTCCGCTGCCGCCGGGCCCTGGCCTTAGAGCGAGCAGAGCCGAACTGGGGGCTGCTGCCATCGCGGCGACGGCGCACCCAGGTCCCTTTTCTGATCAAGCCAGCGTCCTGGCTGTTGGCGCGGCGTGCAGCAACGATCGCTCCGTAACCACGCTTTTGTTTGGCGCGGGCACGGGAGCGGGCCTGGCTGGCGCTAGCGGCCGGCACCACCGTGGCGGTGGATCGGTCGCGCCAGAACACCAGATACCAAGCCATCAGCTACTGCAGCAGGGGGTATGCGATGCGCTCATCAGCGCCGCGGTGCCGGTGCCCTGGGGGTGGTGGCTTTGACGGCCTCCAGGTAAAGCTCGGCGGTGCTCAGGGTCTGCAGGTTCGGCGCGGCGCTGTGGTCATGGCCCGCCTCTGCAACCGTGCCCGCATACAGGCCACTGCGCTGCTGGAACAGGAAGCTGAACACCGGGTGACGGCGCATCTCTTCCATGTAATCGCCATCGGAGAGGGCGACCCCATCGGCGGTGAGGGGCTGACCCTTGCCATCCACTGGCAGAAGCCGCTCACGGCCATCCGCCTCCCCCAGCTGGAAGTGGCCACCGCACAGCGTCACGAAGGTGTCGAAAAACGTGCCCCGCTCATCGCCGCCGACGCGCCCCTCGGCTTCTGAGAACAAGCGCTCCAGCAAGCGCTCCTTGCGCAGGTTCTGCACCTGGGAGCGGGCCTCATCCCGTTCCTTTTCAACGCTGCGCACGCGGCGGATGTTGGCCTCATTGAGCTGGCGTTCACGGTCGCCCACCTGGCGTTCGAACTCTTCTCGCTTGCGCTCAGCGTCCTGCAGCCGGGCATATTCATCGGGATTGATCTCCGAGAAGCGAGACAGCTGGGCGCGGGCCTTGCGCAGCTCTTTTTCGAGCTGGTTGCTGCGGCGGCGTTCAGCGCGCAGCGGCTCAGCACTGCCGAGAGCAGCAGCAGGGGGGTCGTCGTTGTCGCTGCTGCCGCTGCTGGCGTCCTGGGGAGGGACCGAGTCAAAGCTGTCGTCACCAGCGCCGCCGTCGTGGCCGCTGGCCTCGTCGTCGCCCTCATCGAGGGGATCGAGTTCAGCAGCTAGTGGAGCTATGGAGCCAGCAGGGCCCTGGTTGGGTTGCTGCTGCTGCTGGCGGTAGGTCTGCCAAGGCGCGGCAGTGGTCGAGAAGAAGGAGGAGGACATCACCCATCACGGCTGTGGTGTTGCGGGCGCCCCGTCCGGGCTGCGCTCGCTCTCCCTGTTGCCAGGCCCTGAGAATGTGTATGCCTGGCCTAAGCTCTACACATCGCCTCTGGGGCCTGCATGCGCACCAACATCGTCATCGACGACACCCTGATGAAGCAGGCAATGCAGGCCAGTGGTGCACGCAGTAAGCGGGAAGCCGTGGAGTTGGGGCTGCGCACCCTGGTCAAGCTGCAGCAGCAAGCAGAAATTCGCGCCTTCCGCGGGCGCCTGGCCTGGGAAGGTGATCTGGAGGCCCAACGCCTGGATGAGGAGCCTGCGGGCAAGCAGCCGTGATCGTTGTTGATTCCTCGGTCTGGATCGACTTCTTCAATGGGGTCAGTACCCCCGAGGTGGATCGGTTGGATGCGCTGCTCGGGGTGACACCACTAGCGATCGGCGACCTCATCCTGGTAGAGGTGATGCAGGGATTCCGCAACGAGCGGGATGTTGCCACCGCCCGGCAGCTGTTCCATTCCCTAGCTCTGCTGCCTCTGTTGGGGGGAAGCAACCCCTGGAAAGCGGCTGAGAACTACAGGCAGCTGCGCCGCAAAGGGATCACGGTGCGCAAGACGATCGATGGGATCATCGCCACTGCCTGCATCGAGGCCAACCTGCCGCTGCTATTCAGCGACCGGGACTTCCAGCCCTACGTCGAGCACCTGGGCCTGTTGGCGGCATGAGCTACCGGTCGCGGCACCACCCCGTCTAAGCAGGCAGCTCCTCCAGCACAGCTGCAGAGCGCCTCGCCGGCAGGTAGATCCACTCCCCCGCCGGCAGCTGCGTTGACGGCAGATAACCCGGCACCAGCAGTTGCATCCCGGCCGGGATCGGCGTGGTGGAGCGGTAGACAGGCAGCAGCAGGGTGGTGCCTAAGGGCAGCGGTTCCTCGCTGGGCCAGCTGCTCAGCTCAGGGTTGAACTCGCGCAGCAGGGTCAGGCTCAGTTGCTGCTCGCTCGCCACGCTGCTCAAGGTCTCCCCCTCACTGGTGAGGTAGGCCTCGCTCTGCTGCAGCACCGGGTTGAGGCTGCGCAGCTTGGCTTCCGTGGTGCCATGGCGCCCGGCCAGCACCGCAAGCGAATCCCCCTCGATTGAGGTGATCGTTTGGGTGCTCTCCAGCTGGGGGTTGCTCCGCCGCAAGGTGGCCACGGTGGTGCCGTAGCGCTCAGCGATCAGGTTCAACGTGTCGCCATCACGGAGCACCAACACGCTGTGGGGCCTAAGCACCAGCTGGATCGCCTCCCCCAGCAGCGGCTGCACCAATAAACCGATGCCACCAGGGCCGTAGTCCGCCCCGAAGTGCTGCACCAGGCAGCCGGCGAATTGAGCACGACCGCCGGAGGGCAGCCCGCCCTGGGGCAACAACTGAGCCAGATCCCCGAGCCACATCACCCCCTGGCAGGGGGCCTGCACCGTGCCCAGTAGTTCTGGCTCCCAGGGCAGCGGTGCCTCATCACGAAAGCCGGGGGTGGCCCAGGGCAGTTCAGCCGCAAGCCAGTCAAAGGTGTTGCTGGTGCTCACCGGCAGGATTGCTGAGCGGCACAGGTAGCCCCGCAGCAAGACATCCCCCGGGTCAGTGAGAGCGGTGTCGTTGTAGCCGCCCACGATGCCGGCTTGCTCGAGGAAGCAGTCGATCACATGCCGGCGGATAGGAACCGGACTTCGGCTCTCAGGACGGTCGACTTCAAAGAGGCAGAGGCGGGCATTGGCGTAGGGCTGCAGGGCCAGCCATAGAGGCGCAGCAGCAGGCAGGGCCACCCGGCTGTCGATCGCTGGTGAGGCCGCTGGCAAGCCCACCAGCTGGCCCCACTGCCCTGCAGCCCGCACGGGGTTAAGGCCCTGGTTCAGCGGCGAGAGGGGCTGCTCCATTGCTCAACCCCGCACCAGAGATCCATGGAAGGGGTCGGGGTTGCACTGGCGCCAGTTCTGCAGCCGCGGCAAAAGCAGCGCCAGCTGGCCGATGTGCTGGCTCCTGTGCCGGTTCAGCACTACCGCCGGTGACGGTCCCGCAGGGTTCCACTCGCTTTCGGTTTCCTCCAGCAGTAGCTCGGTGGCGTAGTCGACCACCGCCAACTTGCTCAGCGGCAGCGGGTTGGGCACGACGCCACCGGCCACACCCTTGCGCTTGCTACGAACCGGGGTGTTCACCTCAGCCGGGGTCAGCACCGCCAGCTGCTGATCCAGGTCGGCGATTGCATCGAGGTGGCCCTGGGCGGTGCACACCCCGGTGGAGTAATGGCACTGCAGCAGGGCCATCTCCCGGTTCAGAGCCGAGAGAGAGGGTGCGCTGACAGGAATCGAGAGGGCGATGCGCAGGGCTTCTGCGTCGCTTGGGCGCCAGCTGCAGGTGGGCGGGGAGGGCTGGGTCATGCCCTCCCTTGCCAGCTCAGCTGCCCCCAGTGATCTCGCCCAGCCCCAGCTGCTGACGCAGCTCCACCCCATCGATCACCCCCCGCTCATGCAGCACCAGCCACTCCTGCACCGATGGCTGGGGTTTGCGCGGCGGCTGCGGCGGCACCAGCGGACAGATCTCCACGTTGCAGGCCGGCGTGTCGGAGAGCTTTTCGCCAGTGAGGCGGGTCCACTGGCGCAGCAGGGTGCTGAGCATCGAGCTCTTCTGGCCCGCCAGCGACTGCAGCACCGCAAAGCTCTGGCCGGCAGTCAGCGAAATCTCCAGCTCGGTGCGGGCTGCACCGTGGCCACCGGCAGGGATCAGAGCGTCGCGGCGCATGGCCTCCTCCAGCTGCTGCAGGTAGGCCCGGTGCTCCGCCAGTGAGCGGGCTTCTATCTCGACCCACTGAAACTTGGCACCCTCCGGCAGGTCCATGAAGGAGGAGGTGGAGAGCACCAGGCGCTGGGGGCGTTGAGCATCTCCGGTGCCAGCTCCTTGTGTAGATCCAAGAGCGCCATCACTGCGGCGGAAGCCGTAGGCATCCACCAAGCCCGTGCGCACCCCCACTGGCAGGGCGGTGCGTGACAACAGATCCTCGTAATCGCTGCGGCAGCGGTAGTGGTTCAGGTACTGGTGGGCTAGGCCCAGATGCGGCAGATCGCCCTCACCAAAGGCGCTGCCATCTACTGAGTACCAGAGGGCCGGCAGGTCAAAGCGCTGGGGCAGCAGCGAAGGCTCGCCTACCGGCACCACGTCGTAGCCATCGACGGCGCCGGGATTGGGGTTGGCCTGCCAGCTGCGCAGCACCAGGCCGTCGTCCGTCACTGAAAAGCTTCGGTACAGCCAGGCCTGTGGATCCGGCACCAGGCCACCATGAGCATCGATCACCACCGTGGGCACCGAGGCATTGCCGCCTGCGTAACGAGGCGGCAGGGCCTGGCGGCGTGGCTCCCGCCAGACGATCACCACTGGCCCCGATGCCGGAGCAGCACTGGCGGCATCGGTGGGCAGGCGCCAGTTGAGCAGGTCGCCTCGGGGTACCAGCTGCAGCCGGGGCATGGACAGCCGGTCACCCTTGGCGAGTGCCTCCAGCCGGTCGCCTTCTGAGGGCCAGCGGTGCTGGGGCGGCAGCTGCAGGATCAGGCAGCCGCCATCGCGCAGGGTGAGCAGGTCGGCCAGGAACAGGAACACTCCCAGATCGGTGCCTTGGCCATCGACATCGGTGGCCACCCGGGTGAGGGAGTCGGGCAGCTCCTGCCAGGACAATCGAGACAGCATCCCCGCGTAGGTACGCAGGGCATCGCGGTAGAAGCCGGTGGGGCGGGCTGCTTCCAGTCGCTTGATGTAGCAGGTCTCGGGTTCCTCTATGCCGCGGGTTAGATACAGCGGCCGGCGGCTGGTGCCGTCGGGGAGCTCCAGCAGGGTCCAGCAGTCGTAAACCAGCTGCAGGCGGTCTCTCAGGCCGGAGAGGGTCGGGTGTTCCAGCCAGGGGGGCTGGGCAGGGCGCTGAGCCTGCGGCGGGGCTGGGGGTGTGGGGCTGCTGGTGGTGACTGACTTGCGGCGGGTGGTAGGCACGGGCTGGTGGTGGAGTCAGAGCCATTGCCAGAGGCCGTGTTTGGCCGCGGGGAAGGCGATGCAGGATCTGCAGGGTTCCAGCCAGATCATCCGCGCAAGCGAGTCGGCCAGAGCGAGGGGCACGGGTTCTCTTATGAGGGTCCGCATATGAACCAAACTTGAGGATCCATCTGCCCGAGAGTGATTGCCACGCAGTGGGTTTAGGGTTGAACTGGTAATGGTTCCGGTTCTTATGCGGACCAACAGGGGCCAGACTATTTTTAACGAGGATCAGACATATAGCGTTGGGCAATGAATCGCTAAACGAATCTAAAGAAAACTCGAAGAGCGTGAGGCTTTTTGTTTGCTATATTGCTATCCTTACTTCCAGATCCATGACATGCAACTCAACATGGAGAAACCTCAGAGAGCAACTCGTAATTTCAGCATTGTCAAGCCTAATCATATGTCCAGAAAGCCAGAAGGAGTTTCGAAATTCATGTGGCTTAAAGGAAGCAGCGATGAACTATTTGTAGTCATCCACGGATATTCCTCGTCGCCCGAAGACATGTCTTCGCTGGTCAGCATAGTCGACGAAAAATATGAACACTCAATATTGATTCCCGAGTATGACGCGTCACTGCTATCTACCACCGACCCTAATTGCATTGTGCGTGACATTCTATTGCGTATCGATGAATTATATAAAGAGAAAAAATTTGAGAAAATAACATTAATAGGACATAGCCTAGGTGCTCTTCTTGCAAGAAAGCTTTACGTATGTGCCAACTGTCAGAAAAAAGAGATATCTTTTGAGACGACATTCGCGAATTTGGAGAATTCTGGAGAATGGAGCCCAAAGGTTAAGAACATAGTTCTATTGGCTGCCTTGAACCGTGGCTGGATGATCACTGAAAAGATGTCCATCCAAAATATGTTTAAATTCAAGCCCGCAGAGTTAGTCTATAGTTTGCTAATCCCATTTGAGCGATGGACTGGCAAACCATTAATATTCTCCATCAGAAGAGGCGCCCCCTTTATAACGCAATTACGCCTGCAGTGGCTTGAAATGAAGCGTTTGAAGCCAAGCAGTGTTTCAGTAACGCAGCTTTTAGGAAGTATAGACGACCTAGTCTCTCCCGAGGACAATTTAGATCTTGTAACTGGAGAAGACTTTGTCTATCATGACGTTCCTCATACTAATCATAACAACATACTTGAAATGATTGGGCAATCTGAGGAATGCTCTGAAAGGGCTAGACTTCTTCGAAATGCTATTGCTTATAGCGGTAAAGACAAACAAAAAGAAACTACCGCAGACAATGATTCAATTAAACCCGATCCAGTTGTTCCTGGCGTAACTATCGGAGACTATGATCCAATTAAAGCTGATCCAAATGTTACAGATGTCGTCTTTGTTATCCATGGAATTAGAGATTTTGGGTATTGGACTCAAAAGATCGCCAGGAGAATAAAATTGCTATCCAAAGAGGTTAAATCCCTTCCAGATAAAACCGAGACTAGTTGCGAGGAACAGACTAACTCAAAACGAAAGATAATAATGAAGACAGAGACTTCTGCATATGGATATTTCCCAATGCTTTCTTTTATCCTTCCAGCGCAGAGAAGGGCGAAAGTTGAATGGCTAATGGATCAATATACCGAAAATAAAGCACTTTACCCAAATGCCAATTTTCATTATGTTGGGCATAGTAATGGTACCTATCTCCTCGCAAAAGCGCTACAGCTATATCCCGCATGCAAGTTTTGTAATGTAGTCTTTGCCGGAAGCGTAGTTCGCAGAAGCTATCCCTGGGATAGAATTCGACAAAATGGCCAAATCCAGTCCTTGCTTAATTTTGTCGCTACAGGAGATGCGGTTGTTGCATTCTTTCCCAAATTATTTCAGGTTCTTAGAATCCAAGACCTGGGTAGCGCTGGCCATGATGGATTCAACTCTATCGAGAAGAATTCAAACAATAAAGAGGCAGGTACTAATGTGAATAAGAATAAGAGTCAATTTCTTTTCCTGGATAAGGAGGCAAACTTAACGGAAATCCGATTCATCACTGGTGGCCATGGGGCTGCGCTTAACGAGGACAACTGGGACGCTATTGCCAATTTTATTTTAAGTGGTTCTCTTTCGGAGAAGGACTTAGATCAGAGTCTGATAAATAAGAAACAAAATCGTTTGATTGCGGCCATTGGAGCAGCTCCCTATTTGGTCTGGATCGTAATACTCGCGCTTCTCTTCTACATGGGCAGCTGGCTAATGCCATCTATTGCAATTGCCGAGTGGATAAGGGGTCTTATGTTTGCTTTGTTCTTATGGTTAATTTGGACTATTCTAACAAGAGTTTAATGTAAGCCTGTCAATCTTCAAGATCTTGCGACTCGATAATTGGTAAGTATTTGCCTAGCACAACCATTCGCCTGACCTGCCTCCGAATAATCACTGCACCCTACGAAGGACATTCTCCAATGGCTCTCTACGGGCAGGTGATGGCCAGCGTCAATCAACCGGGAAAGCAACCACCCGCACTGAGCAGGCATCAACAATCTGAATCCACTGCTCGCGGCTGATCCCTAACCGCTCCAACATCTCGCTCACACCCACCCCTGATGTCAGCAATCGCTGCCCACGCGCGTGAAGCTCCCGCCATGTCGGTGGCACCTTCAGCAGGAAGCCATTGTCCCGCAAAAAGTGTGTGATCTCTCCATTGGCGTAGGTGCGCCCGTAGGGCCGGAAGGGTCCCCGTGAAGGGTCGTAGCGGCGGGCCGCTTTGATCAGCCCAATCATCGCCAACTGCAGCAAGTCCTCCTTGGGGTGAACAGTGCGCCGAGCGAAGTTGCCAGCGATCTTCTCCGCCAGGCCCATGTGCTCAAGCGCCAGGGCATCTGCCGCGGCATGGGGTCGCACGGGGCGCTGACGCCGTGGCCGGCAGCGGGAAGCCTGCCGGGCCGGAGCCCTCGGCGGGTGCCGTGCCGGCTCTGCCCAGTTGATCTCCAGCTGCCCCGCTTCCGCACAACAGGCCGGCCGGCGATAACGCCGTTGCCGCAGCATCCGCACCGCAGCGGCAGGTGTCCCCACCAGCACCACCGGGACCGGAAGCGACAGCTGCAGCACCGCCGGCTGCCCATCCACAGCCGCCAGAGTCTTCGGCGGTGACTGCTCAGAAGCTTCCAGGACTGCACCCGTCATCGGCATCCCCCCCTCACCGGCTCACCAGTAGAGGCGTCACCACCGGCTGGAGGCCCTGGGCCTTCCAGTAGCGACCTTCCAGCCAGAGGGCGCCGTGGCAGAAGGCATCCACCAAGTCCTTGCTGCCCTTGGGGAAGCGGATCGCTTCTTCCACCAGCGGTTGGGCGCGGTGGTGAAAGCGGATTTGTCCTGCTTCCACCAGTGGAGCGACGGCATGGGCGCGGGTTTCCTTGCTGCCTCTCGCCGTGATCGGCAACATCCCCGGCACCCGCCTCCTGAGCGTCTGCAGCACCGCCGGGCCGTTGGCGGCGTCCTCGATCAGCACCGCATGGGGCCGCAGGCCCTGCTGCTCCAGCGCCTGCAGGCAGCCCAGCAGGAAGCGAATCACCTCCGGCAGGCCAAAGCGGTGCCGGGCAGCCCACAGCACCTCCATCTCCAAGGCTGTGATTTGAAGAGGACCCTCGTGTTCGCCTGTGCGCGGGTTGAGCTGTCTCGGTGGTGGTGCCAGTAGCCCCGCCAGGCAGAAGCCGCAGTAGTCGCTTTCTGCCTCCCCCTTAAATGACAAGTCACAGGAGAGGGCCAGCAGGGCGTACTGGCGCTGGCGGCCAGCCGCCTGGCTTGTTGCTTCCCTCGGGAACGGGGGCCTGATCCAGTTGCGCAGGAAGATTGATCCCGACGCCGGGCTGGGCCGCTGCTGATACAGCGCCGCCCACCAGTAAGCGCCGAGGCGGGCGCGGATTTTTACCAGCTCGCTTAGTGGGAAGCGCTCGGGGCAGAGAGCCTCGCCTGGTTGGCGCCAGTCGGGTATCAAGGTGCAGGTGGGCGGCAGCTTGGGGCGTTCAGCCGGCTCTTCTGCAACAGCGGGTAGGTCCAGCACGGTCCACTGCTGGGGCGCCTCGCCCAGCTCCTGCTCGTACAGCCAGCCGATCACGTCCTGGTGGTCCCAGCGGGTCAGCACCACCACCTGTGCTGAGAGGTTTGGCTGCTCCCTGCCGTCTGGTCCCAGCACCATGGCCGGCTCTGCCCGGGTGAGCCACACCGAGCGCAGCCAGTCGATCAACTTCTGGCGTAGCGCCGGGGATGCGGCATCACCGGGGCCCTTATAGGGGTCGTCAATGATTCCCAGGCTGTAGCCCTTGCCGGTGAACGGGCCATCCACACCAGCGGCGATGCAGCCGCCGCGTTGGCGGGTGAGCCAGTTGCCCACCGCCGCTGAATCGCGGGCCAGCAGGTGCCCAGTGACCCGGTAGAAGTGGCGCGCTTCTCTGGAGTGGGCATAGGCCAGCTCGGCTGAGTAGGAGGCAATCGCCGCAAACAGGTGCGGGTAGCGCTGCAGGAAGTAGGCCGGAAACAGCTTGGAGACCAGGAGACTTTTTCCGAGCCGGGGAGGACAGGTAACGATCAAGCGGCTGAGCTGGCCATCGGCCACGGCTTGCAGCAGCTCGATCAGCACCTCGGCCCAGCGGTGGAAGCCATAGCGGGGGTATGCCTCGGCAATGAAGCTGCGCAGGCTCTGGGGTGCTGATGGCTCGGCTGTGGTGGCAGTTGGCAGGTGGAGCAGGCCGGCGTCACCCCAGGGGTCAAGCTCGTTCAGCAGCAGGCCGCCTTCTGCAGGGGCATGTGGCGTAAGCACTGGTGCAGCCATAGCGGTGGCGGTTGTGCTCGCGTTCATGCCCTCGGCTCCGGTGGCTTGATCGGTGCCCGCAGCAGGCCGCCGATCTCCGCAATCACCCGGAAGGCACCGACGGCAGCGTTGAACTGCTCGGCCTCCATGGCCCGGCGGGCGCATTCGTTGAGGGCATAGATCTGCTCTGCCTGGTGGCGGCGCCGGTCGGTGAGCAGCTCCTGCACCATCCGCTGACGCGCCAGGGCCAGGTACTTGCTGATCGTCTTGATGTTGCTGATTCCCCAGTTCTGGGCTGCTTTTTCCCTGATCACAGCCAAAGGAAGCCGCTGGGCGATCCACAGCTGGGCCTCAGCTATGCGCGTCTCCACCTCCATATGGCTGGCGCGGGGTTTGTGGCTCTGGCTGCGGCGGCCCCTGGGCGGATTGCCCTTTCCCACCGGCCGGCTGGGATCCACAGCTGGCCAGAGCGGCTGACCATCGGCGTCCTGCTGGGGCGCCGCCTGGCGTAGCTCATCGAGCAACTCCAGATCAGCATCCACCGCCTCCGCCATGCCTTGAGCGGTATTGCCAGCAGTAGAGGCTGGGTGGCTCACAGCAACCCCTCTCGCAGGATCAACCGCAGGTAGGCGGCCCACTGCTCGGGTGTAAGCACCACTCGCCAGGTGCCGCCGCGGAAGCGCACCAAGGTTGCGGCGAATGGTTCACCGGCATGGTCCGCCTGCAGAGAGGCCTCAGCTGGCTTGATCCGGGCGGCAGCAGCGACATTGGTCCAGCTGGCCACCTGAATCACGTGACCCGGCACGCCGTCGAGGTCGCCGGTGTCCCCGCCAGCACTGGTGGTGCGGCCAGCGCCCAGCTTGCGGCGCACCGTCAGGGCCAGGAGAGCGCTGAGCAGTTCGGCCGCTTCTCGCTCGGCCCCATCCCCCTTGCGCTTCTGGGGATTGGCCATCGCTCAACCCCGCGCCGCCTTGATGGTCCAGAACGCCTTGCCCTGCTTCTCGCTGGCGGCACCGGTTGCAACAGCAAGCCGCTGGGCCTCCTTAAGCGCCTGCTCCTGCTGTTGCAGCGGCTCGGGGTAGGCGTAGCTGGTGCGCCCGGCGGACCAGGAGAAGCTGCAGCCGTTGCGGGAGAAGACGGCATCAAGTTCGCCTGCTTCCAGAGCACCGCTGAGCTGCTCCAGCAGCGGGGAGAGCTCGGCCTCGATGCTTTTTTGCTGCAGCTTGAGGACGGTGATGCGATCGAGCAGCGCATCGAGCGCAGCGCCGGCCAGGGGAGCATTGCTGGTGGCGCTGGCAAGCATCAACCGATCCAACTGGGAGAGGAAAGCGAGCAGACAAACTGCTTCTGCCAAAATATAGCGGCTCGATAGTCCGAACAAACAAGTTCGGATAATGCCTCACCAGGGCCGCATACGACTCACATAACCAGTCCATGCCGCTGCCCAGGCCGCCAGGCATTCCTCGCGGGAATACAGCGGCGAGAAGCGCGTCTCCCCTGGCCGGGCCCAGATCGTCTGGCCGGCGGCGTAGTGCACCCCCCAGGTTGCTTCCAGGGCCATGTAGCCGCCCAGCTGGGCGCGGGTGCAGTAGCTGCTGGAGTTTGGCGCTGAAAGAGTTTTGAGGTCGGCAAGTACCCGCAGGCCGCTGGCCTGCTGGATGTAGCCGGTGTCGTAGGTGCCGGCCAGGTTGCGGATCAGGCAGCAGGTGGGCCGTTCAGAAGCGATCACCGTTACTTGCCGCCAGTGGGGGTGGGCCAGCAGGGGCTCGATCCAGACCCGGTAGTCGCCACCGCGCAGGTGCTGCAGCAGCTCGCTTGCCTGCTGCCGCTGCTGGGGCATGGGGTGAAAGCGGCTATGCAGCAGGGCCTCCAGCGCCAGGTGCACGGTGTGGCCGCGCGGCTCCCAGACGTGGCGAGTGGCCTCGATGCGGGCCAGCGCCCAGGCGCTCTTGGCTGAACCGACCACACCGGTGATCGACACCGCGAACAGGTGATCTCCCAGCCAGTAGCGGTGCTCAGGGTCGGTGCGCCGCAGGCCTGGGATCGGCGCCAACCAGCTGGTCGCCGCGATCTGGTGATCGAAGACACGTCCGGTGGTTATCAACGTCATCACCAGAACCTCACATGAAACACAAAATTGGTTGGATTCTTTGGACCCCGTTGCAGCGCAGGGGATCTGGGCAGATAATCGAACTTGGGATTCTTTGGATTCTTTGGATTCTTTGATCCCCAAGGGCTTTCGACTTCTGGAAACGGGGTGCCGCAAAGAATCCAAAGAATCCAGAGCGGATCCAGCCCCCTTATGGCGTCAAAGTGCCTGCGCTGGAGGGAGATCCAAAGAATCCCAAGAATCCAGCCCCCTCTCCAGAGGACGTAGCCAAGTGGCAGCCGATCAGTGGTGGCTAAGCAGTGGCCAGCAAAGAATCCAAAGAATCTCGAGAGAGTCCGCTTAGCCAGAAGCGTCAGATCAATTGCGCTGGAGGGTGATCCAAAGAATCGCAAGAATCCAACCCCTATAGATCGAACTCACGCGCCAGCCACTCCGCACCGGCGTCACTGAGCCCATAGCGGAGGTAGTAGCTCGCGCCGCTGGTACCCACCCGGGTGGCCGTCACCAGGCCATCGAGGCTGCCGAGAAAGCGGCCCATGGCCTTGTAGCTGGTCAGCGCTTCCCCCTCGAGGTCCCGCTTGAGCCGAGCCTCCGCCGGCGCCAGGTCTATTGCTTGCAGCAGCTCCAGCAGGCCCACTCCGGCAAGGCCATTGGCGTGGAGAACCTGGAGATAACGCAGGGCCTCTTTCTGCTTCTCACTGGCCTTGCGCACCCGCTGGGCGGCGCGATCGAGATCGCTCTCCTGCTCCTGCTGCTCCTGCAGATCGTCGTAGGTGCCGAGCCTTGAGAAGGTTCCGCTGTTGCCGTCAATCGCCACCACCAGATCCGCTGGTGGACCGGAGCGGGCCTCGCGCACCAGGCGCCGCTGGGGCGAATCCTTGATCAGGCGGTTGCCCCTGGCCAGGTAGTGGAGGGTGAGGATCGTGTTGGCCGCACCGGCGATGGCGTTGTGGCCAGAGAGGGCCTCGGTGCCGGTGGTGTCGTTGGCCTTGTTGCAGTGGTGAATCAGCAGCAACGTGCCGCCGGCATCGGTGACCTGGTGCTTGAGGTCGTAGATCAGCGAGCCCATCTCCGGGTCGTTCTCGCCAAAGCAGCAGCTGCGGGTAATCGAGCGCAGCGAATCGAGGATCACCACAGCGCCGGGGTGTGCGGCCAGGCACGCCAGCAGGGCATCGAGGTTGGCCTCAGTGACGCGGAAGCGGCGTGACCAGAGCAGCAGCGGGTGATCCCAGATCCCCAGCTGCTGCAGCATCTGGGCGGTATCGCCATCGCCTTGGTCATCGCTCACCAGGATCACCGGCCGCGGTTGCTCCGGCGCCCCGAAACCGAGAAAGTCCTCGGCGCAGAGCAGGCAGCGGGCTAGGGCGTGCACCAGCCGCGTTTTGCCCACCTTGGCCCGGCCGCCCACGATCGTCAGATCCTGCTTTGGGATACAGCCGGGGATCTCCCACTGCACCACCGGTGGGGGCATCGCAGAGCGCTCGTCTGGTGTGAGGGCGCGGAAGCGGTTGCCGTTACGCAGGTCAAGGGCCTCAAGGGTGAGCTGGCCGATCTCCTGCAACCGCAGGGCGGTCTTGAGTTCCAGCGCGGCATGGCACTCCCGCACGCGAGCCGAGCGGCGCAGGCTGTTGCGCTCACGCCCAACTAGGGAGCGGATGCAGTACTCCAAGGCATTGAGGCGGCGGTTGATCGGTAGGTGCACCTTTCCCCAGCGCACCTGGGTGTCAGCTCTGGGCGAGAAGCGATGCTGGCCAGTGCCAGAGACAGATCCGTTTGTGCCCCTGGCGTTAATGCTGCTGGTGCGGTCGCTGCTCCTGCCACCGGGATGCCGCCCGCCGGTATCGCCCTGGCTCCGCTGGCTACCTGAAGCTTGCGATCCAGGTGGCCTGGGGTTGGGGTTGCTGGCGTTGCAGCAAGACTGCGGCGGCAGCCAGCCGTGCTGGCGTGCGTGGAACCAGAAGGTGGCGGCGCTGATCTGCTCACCACCGGAGCTGGCGACCTGGCGGATGTCCCAGCCGCAGCTGGCCGAGGGGCTGTGGGCCTCCATCAGGGCGATCGCCAGCTCGCGGTCTTGACCGGCCTGCTCGCAGGCCTCGATCAGGCCCCAGAGAAGGTTGCGAAAGTCGGCGTAGGTGTTGCTGCCAGCAACGCGCCGGGGGATAGCGGCCAGGGCGGCTCGGATCTCCTCCAGCGGGCGGGGCGGTCCGAACTCTTCGTCGCCTAGTTCGGGCAGCGGGATACCAGTTGCTGGGCTCTCGATTACTTGCTCCAGGGAGATGGCTGGTTGCGGCGCGGGCTCTGGCGCTGGTTCGGCGAACTCATCGGGCAGCAGAGCCAGGGCGATGTCCTCGGGCACGTAGCGCTGGCCGCTGACGTGTACCAGCTCCACCAGAGCGATGGGCTCACCGCTGGCATCGACGTACCAGCAGCCCGGTAGGCGCATCACCCGCGAGGCGTCCTTGCAGTGGGGGTCGCCGCCGGCGTAGGCGATCAATTCGGCTTGCAACGGCTCCCATTCTTGAGTCGGGATGGGTTGCTGCAGCACCCAGTAGCAGTGGGCCGACTTACCGCCGCTGAGCACGATCAGCGATGGTTCCGGCAGCCCGAGTTCCCGCCAGGCCGTCAGCTGCCAGGGGATCGGCCGGTCGTCCCACTCCACGAACAACGCCCGGCAGGCCGTGATCTCGCTCTTACGGTCACCGCCGTCGTTAATCACCAGGTAAACGCCGCGGCCTTCGCGCTGCCACTGCTCCGCCAGTTCCAGATCAAAAGGGCCTTTGCGGGCGCCGATCTCACCCTTGGCAGGGTTGGCGCGGTGGGGAAAGGCGCGCAACCGAGCCTTAGCAGGGCTCTTTCCAAGCAGGGAAAGGAATTGCTGGGCGGCGCCGTGGTCGATGCAGGCCTGTGCAGGGGCGGCCGCCGGTTCAGCGCTGGCCATGGAGCCCCGAGCGCTGGCGGGGCTTGCTGACGAGCTGGTCGCGTTCCATGGCCTCGGCCACGATCAGCCGGATCACCGAGGAGCGCGACAGCAGGCCGCCGCGGGTGCGCTGGTCCAGCCAAGCCTGCTGCTGGGGCGTGAACTGCACCGACAAAGGCGTCATCAACGGAGCCATGGACAGCTTCGGTGGGCCGAATGATCCTATTGGTACTGACTCGACCTCGCTAGAGCGAATAAAAATGCGAATGGTGGCTGGACTGCGGCGAGGCGGAGCAGGTCACATCCCAGCGCACCTCAGCGGGAGTAGCCGCTTTGCAGCCATGGCAAGGGATTACGGCAATCGCTTTGCCGCTACTGGCTCGCTGCTGCGCCACCGAGATCAAACTTGCCCTCCTGGCCTTACTGGCTGGCGAGGCTTTCCTGGCTAGGCGCAGCTGGCAGGAGATCTGGTGGGGGCGCCTGCATCTCGATCTGGCCAGCGGCTGGCAGCTGGCGATTGAAATCGAGCGCGACCAGCTCGGCGCCTTGCTGTGGGCGCTGTCTCCCGATGGCCGTGATTGGGTTTACGGCTGTCAGCGGGACGACTGGACCCTTGGGCCAGACAGCCGCATTGTCGAGCCACTGGGGCAGCTAACAGCAGCACAACGCCTGGAGCTAGAAGGCTTGCTGCATCAGGCCTGCTGCTGGCCGCCGCCCTTGGTTTCAAGCGATTGGCTGCTCCCGCCCGAAGGTCGCCTTTGCTCGTACCGCCAACGCAAGCAGAGGCAACAGCCAGGCCAGATTCATGCCAATCCATTGCAGCAACATTAGAGATGTGATTCCGCATCTGAAACCTGGCTTAGCCTCTCGCTAATGGCCAGATTTCAGCCTTGATGCCGTCTGAGTACCGGTACATCGAAGCCAAGCAGCTCGAAGCCGGTCAGCAGTTCGGGCGAATGCTGCGGCGCTGGCGGGAACTGAACCACTGGACCCAGTACACGGCCTACAAGTGGGCCAAGGAGGCCGGCTTTGAAATGATGGCCCCCAGCACGCTCAGCGTGTTTGAGAACGGCAAGGCGCCCAAGCCCCGGCCAGAGAGCTTCTTTGCTCTCGCCGAGGTCAATCGGCGCCTGGCGGCTAAGGATTTCAACGGTGTGCGCACCGGCGACCTCAAGGAGCTGATCAGCCAGGCCGAGCCGCTGCTGGATGACGCAGGGCTGATTTGGGGGCCGGCCGAGTTTTGGAGCTGCCATCTGGGTCTGCTGGCCGTGCCGAGCGCCTACCAGACGCCGGAGCTGCCGGCCCAGCCTGAGCTCGATGGGGCAGAAGCCCAACGCTTGAGCGAGCAGTGGCGAGCCCAGCTGGTGCAGATCGCTAAGCAGAACGGCATAGGCGTAATGGATGCCCTCAGCTCGGCGGCTAAGGCGGCGCCGGTCAAGCAGCGGCAGACCTTCCAAGCCGTGCTGGCAGGGTTTGAGAGCTATGCACCAGAGCAGCTGAAGGGGCTGTGGGACGGTGAGGCGTGGCTGCCGCAGCGCTGGCTCCAGGACTGGGCAAGCAAGGCGATAGCCAGCTGAACCGCTCAAAACCATGCGAATTCGGCATAGACCATAGGCCCGTGTTCTGAGATACAGATTCGGATTAGCGAGTCAGTAATATCTCGTGCAAGCGGGCGCCGGTCCCGCAGTGCCTTCGATGACCACCACCCAAAGCGGGCGGATGGAGCCGACGCCAGGTCCCACAGCCGCCCTTGATTTCAACCACGCCCTGCTGCAGAGCCGGGATCAGGCCCGCGCCCAGTGGGCCGATGGCCTGGCCAAGTTCCAGGCCCAGATGCTCGCCATCCAGGAACCATCGTTGCCCGAGGTCGTCCTGGCCGCAGCGCCTGCCTTTGCCCTGGGCTTCTCGTTCAGTGCCCAGAAGCTGATTCAGGAAGATCAGCAGCTGTTGCGGGTGATCCTGCGCCATCGCGGCGGCGCCGAGGAGTTCAGCGAAGCGCTGGCGCCAGTGGAGGGGAGTCAGGCCTGGCAGGCACTAACCGCCTCGTTGCTAGTGGGGCTACTGGGCATTCCTGTCACCAGCCTTGCTCAGGCTAACGAGCCCGAGTTGCAAAATACTGCGCTTTCCAGCAACAGCAGCTCTGCCGGCGCTCCTGCCGAAGCAGCTCCTGAAACAGAACTGCCGCAGAGCGCCGATGACGAGTGGTCCAATCCGCTGGAGGCGCAGCCCGTTGCGCTGGATCAAGGCCTCGAGCCCCTGACGCAGGAGGAGGTCGCCACCTTGCACAAGTTCCTAGCGGCGATGCCGGCGGAGGTCCGCAAGCGGTTCACGATTGAGTTCCGCCATCACTTCCAGGTGCCCAGGGAGGTGCGGACGATCAAGGACCGCATCAGCCAGCAACGCCACAAGGCCTTCATCGACGTGTTCGAGCGCGAGCTGGCGGGGGTTACGCCATGAGCCTCTGCCGCCGCGCTTACGCCAAGCCCCAGCCGCGGGTGCAGCACGGTCGCCACACCCTGTGCGTCTGCGTGCATAGCGATATCTACCGGCAGGTACAGCAGCTAGCGGCCGAGCACCAGCTGAGCCTCTCCGGCGCTGCCCATCACCTGCTGCGGCTAGGCGCCGGCCTGGATCCCTTGCTGCCTCTCTCTTGTTCCCCCTCCACCCAATCGAGCGACACCCATGGCGATTGAACTCAACGACGGCAGCCGCAGTGCGGCGCCGGTGATCCGGCAGCAACGCCTCGCTGAGGTGGCTTACCTGGCGATCGTGCGCCCTGAGCAGCGCGACCGATTGCGCAAGAACCTCAGCAGCGGCGCGATGGAGTCGATCCCCAACGGCAGCGACCGCCAGGGCAGGCCCAAGGTCAAGCAGGAGATGGTCATCCATGCGGTGGCCATGCCGGGCACAACGATGGAGGCGCGCATCGGCGATGAGGGCGGTGTGCCCACGCCGGGCGATCGGGTGCGGTTGATCCTCAAGGCCAAGGGTTTTGGCGACTGGATCGAGGCACGGCGCCAGCACCGCCGCGGCCGGCTCAATGTGGGGGATGTGCTGGTGCTGGAGACCCGCTGGGCCCAGCAGTACGACCAGGACGGCAACCCCAAGGGCCCCAAGATCGAAGACCAGGCCTCCGCCGATGCGGTGCCCCGCAACGTCACGATCGGCTTTTACGGCCCGCTGAGCATCCGCGAGGGCACAGATCCAGCCTGGATCGAAGCAGCCGAACAGGCCTACCGGGCCGATGAGGCAGCAGCGCGCCAGCAGCAGGCAATCCCCCTTGCCGATGCAGAGGACTACGGCGATGAGTTCGCCGACGAAGAGGTGCCCTTCTGATGACCCACCACGCCAATTTCCGCCTGTGCGAAAGGGGAAAGAATCCCAAACTGCCGGCCTTCTGCCGCACCCGCCGGCAAAGCGCCACCACCGTGCGGGTAAGCAGCCTGCAGCAGCTGCTGTGGTTGCAGTGGCTTGTGCTGGCGCTGCAACTGAGCACGATCTTGCTGCTGCTCGCCGGCCCGTTGTCAGCTCCCACCAGAGAGCAGGCAGGAGCCCCCCTCGCCGCCACTGGCGCAGCTGGCGCCACTGTCCTCTCGCCTTCTCAGCCATGAGCAGCACAACCGCTCTGATGCCCTACCGATTCGAAGGGCAACTCATTCGGGTGAGCACCGATGAGAACGGTGAGGCCTGGTTCGTCGCCGCTGATGTCGCCGCCGCCCTTGGCCAGCAGCCGATCGCCAAGGCACTAGCCAACTTGCGGGAGGAGGAGCAATGCCTCTATTCCCAGGAGGGCCCCGGCAGCGAGGGCTGCACCCTGGCCCTGATCAGTGAGGGCGGCCTGCTGCGCCTGCTGCTACTGGGCGACAACCCGACAACCTGGCGGATGCGGCGCTGGCTCACCCATGAGCTGCTGCCCGCCATCGCGCGCAGTCAGCAAGGCATGGCGGCACAGGGGGCCAGGAGCATCGAGGCAATCCGCAGGCAGACCGCGGCAGAGGTGCTGCTTCAGGCCGACGAGATCATCGACCTCACCGGCGTGCCGAAGGCCGAGGCCCTGCTCAGCGTCCTGGAGAGGATCCAAGGCAGCAGCGGCTCCTCCGGCACTGAGATGCAGCAAAGCTCCTGGCAACGCGCAGGGGCGACCTGGTTAAGAGCCGGGCAGCTGGCAGAGCGGCTCGATCGCACCCTCCGCAGCATGAACCAACAGCTAGCCGCCGCCGGCTTTCAGCTGCGCAACGACGATGACGACTGGCAGCTCACGGAAACCGGTCGCGACTGGGCCGTCACCCGACCGCTCTGCAGCAAAGAAGGGCAGCGTCTGGAAATCCTCTGGGATCCAGCGGTACTGCCATGGCTGAACCGATGAGTGCGACAGCCAGCACAGGCCGTCATCGGGCCTGGTTCACTACGGCGGAGGTGTGTGAGTGGCTTGGGATCAGCCGTGAAACCTTGCGGCAGCTGCGGCTACGAGGAGTTCTGCAGCCCGGCAAACACTTCCGCCGCTGGGGCTGCACCCAGGGGAAAGGCCCCCTGCAGTGGCACCTAGAGAACGTGGAAGCCACCATCACTGGCTGGAGCCGGCGCCACTTGCGGCAGTAACAGCGTCCTGGCCCCGCTGGATCAGCCGGGCGCTGGTCTGAACCCGATTACGCCCTCCTTCCGCGTCTGCGTGGTCGGAGTGGGTGATCGGGTTGTTGGTTTGGCCCTGATCCTGCGGGTGCGGTGAAACCCAGGGTCCAGCGCCAGCGTTTGCTCCAGATTTGCTCACCTGTGCGCTGTAAGCAGGCCAGAAAGGCGCTCTTGGGCCGCTCTCGAGCAGGGCAGCGATCCGCAGAACGATCAGGACCCGGTGGGCCCACCCCTGAGCCAACTTCCCAATCAGGTACTCAAAAAGAAGACCAAGGGAGGCGTGAGCGAAGCGGCGATTTGCTCACCTATTTGCTCACATGGCCCTTGGCCTATCGGTGAAAAGTCAATCGGGGCGACAGGATTCGAACCTGCGACCTAGTGCTCCCAAAGCGACTATTGGGTTCAGCCCCCATAAGGCCGTTTCTGTGTTGGCAAGGGTTTTGGCCGACGCTGGGTGGCCTTGTCCGGTCAGCCTGGGCTAGTTTTGCCCACATCTTGCCCACAAACGGGCTGTCGAGGGCCCCTGCTATGCCAGCGATACGTCGCCAGGAGTCCTGGTCAGAAGCTCTAAGAACATCGGTGCGCAGCAGCACCGCCAAAGGCTGGAACGTTTACGAGTTCCGCGGCCAGGTGCGACTAGAGCTCCGTTACCCAGACCAGCCCAAGCAGACCGTCTTCCTTCCTTTCGACTGGGCCAAAGCGTCAGTTGGTGATGTTCTCACCCGTGTACGCAATATCTACCCACTGGTTGCAGAGGGGCACACCCTGAAGGCCGCAGCTGAGATTGCTGATGGCAAAGCACCAAAGCCAGTCATGGACTGGGCTGGCGCCGTTGAGAGGTTCCGAGTGCAAAAGATGGAGCACGGCCGTGCGGTCAAGCAGGTCACGTGGGACCACAGCTACGCGCCTGTGATTGCCGATGCCGTTGCGGCGCTTACCAGCCAGAAGGCACCAACGTCACCCGCCAATTTGCTGGATCAGATGATCCGGCAGTGGGCTACGGGAAGTCGGACGAGACAGATTCGGGCTCAGTCCCTATCGCAGTTTCTGCGCTACTGCGTTAATCGCGAGGGATTCCCGGCGATGTGGCTGCCTCCCACCGATCTCCGCGCGCACATTGGCAGCAGGCCCACACAAGATCTCAACCGCAGTAAGGGGGATCCAATCGAGGATCAACAGATCATCAACCTCCTGGCTTCCTTGCCCGTCGATGCGGCGGGTGGGCGATGGGCAGAAGCGGTGCGGCTTCTGGCCGAACTCGGCCTGAGACCGATCGAGCTCCTGCACCTCTCGGTGCAAAAGGACCGCAGCACCGGCCAGCACTACTGGTGGTGCAGCTATCGGAAGCGCAGCGGCGGCGGCGACACCGAACCGCGGCGAGTGCATCCGCTGCCGTTGGTGGATTCAGAAGGCACGGTGCAGCAGTGGAACCTGATGGGGCGGTGGCAGGCGGGCTTGATCGAGCTCCCGCCGTTAAGTAGCGGAACCGGCGCTGGCGATGCGATCGGGACATACCTCAACCGCCAGCACGGCTGGTGCAGCCTCAAAGCGCTCCTGGCTGCCAAGGGTGAGCGGCTAGTGCCCTACAGCTTCCGGCACAGCTACAGCCTGCGTGGCCACTTGCGCGGCATCGATGCCGGGTCGGTGGCATTGAGCATGGGTCACAGCTTCGAGGTTCACTGCCGCGCGTATCCCTGGGCAAGCCACTCAGGAACGGCTGCGGCCTTCGAGCGGGCGAACGCAGCGCTCCTCGGGGTTGATCTTTCTGCTGCCCAGTAACCAGCGGCCAGCATCGAAGACATCCACCAGCAGCGGATCTGGCAACCGTGGCGCAGGAGAAGCAGGACCTCGTTCAGGCTGACAGGGGAAACCTCATCGATTCAAGGTGACTCTGAGCGGCCCGATGGGTTGCAGGGAGCCTGCGACCTGCGGAGCGGATGGCTTGGGGCTAATTACGACACCGCACGGCTACGTCCGGCAGCGGCCATCCTTCAGCGTGCCACGGCTGGGCCGTGGCCTGCATCGGCCAGCCGCCGCCGCCCTCCGCTCTGGGGCCGGTTAATTGGGGGTGGAAGGCAGGGCCACTTCCCCGCGGCTGCGGTGGCCAGGCATTCGCCCGCGTTGATGGGGAAGGGGAAGGTTCCAAGTTTCCTCGCGCGGCTGCGCGGCCGGTTGGCTATTCAGAGCTGAATCTGGTGGAGCTGCTTATCAATTGCAGATCCCTCCGAGCATGGCCAGGTTTTGCAAAGATCCATTGCCCTGCAGCGGCTCTGCCGGCTCACAAGTGCACTTGTACTGGTAGAATAAGGGCTGCGCCAAAGGCCCCTAGCTCATCGCCTGCGGTAATCCAATTCCCTGATCTCGCCAGCACTGCCGCTGTTCTTTTTGCGGTGTGTTGCCCCGATTGGTTGTCACCTCTGGCAGCTGATTCATGGATCTTTATCTCTCATCTAGCCCTGAAATAGCCTCATCCCGTTCATTGGTGATCGCGGCCGGAGGCGGCCGTGATCTGGCCTGGCCCCAGCAGCGGGTTGCCGCTGAGCTGCTCGCCCGCAGCGGTGGCCGGCTGGTGCATTTGCTCCTCCATGGCGGTGCCCGCGGCGCTGATGCCGCCATTGGTCGCGCTGCCCAGCAGCTGGGTTGGTCAGCTCTGGTTATGCCAGCTAAATGGCAGCTCCACGGCCGGGCCGCTGGGCCAATTCGTAATCGGGCTCTGCTCGAGCAGGCCATTGCCCGGGCCGTCGCCCACAGCTCACCAAGCTGCCTCACCTCAGTGCAGGTAGTCGCCTTCCCCGGTGGCCCAGGCACCGCCTCGCTGGTGAGAGAAGCCCGCCGCATGGCATCCCATTCCCCGGTGCCGATCTCAGTGGCCGAGGTCAGCCCATCAGCAGGGCTCTGGGCCGTGCCGGCTGGCGTCGGCCGCTCCTGATCTCCCAGCGCCACAAGCCTTTGGCGCCCCTGGCGCTCCGTTCCGTTCTTTCCATACCCATCGCCTTCTCACCGTCATGGCTGTTCTCACCCCCATCCCTGCTCCAGTCGCTGCCCCTGCCCCAGCGGAGACCCCCTCGGCAACAGGCCCCGCCTGCTCCCTGCAGCGCTCTGGTTCCCTTTGGCAGCTGGGCAGCGAGGCACAGGAGCTCACCGCCGCCATCGGCCAGCTGGCCGAGCAGCTGGAAGCTGATGATCCCGAGCGGCGGGCCCTGGCCCTGGCCGAGCTGGAGGCCGCACTTCTGGCAGAAGAGGGCAATAAGAAGGCCCTCTCCGCCAAGGCCGATGCCACCTGCTGGGTGATTGAGCATCTGCGCGGCCAGGCCACTTACCGCCAGCAGCAAGCCAAGCGGCTCGCCGATCTGGCCCGTAGTGATGCCGGCCGGGCTGATGCGCTGGAGGAATCGCTGGTGTTTGTTCTCACCCAGCTGCAGCCGGCGGCTACGCGGTTCTCCTTCCCCGATCACGAGCTCACAAGCCGCAAGACCCAGGCGGTAGTGATCGACGACGAAGAGGCCCTCGATGCCGAGTGGCTCACCTTCTCCACCACAAGTAAGCCGGACAAGAACGCCATCAAGGAAGCCCTTAAAGCCGGCCGCCAGATCACCGGCGCCCAGCTGCTCAACCGCCGCTCCTGGCGCATCCACTGACCGGAGGGGGGCAGAGCCCCCCGCGACATGGCCCGCTGCAGTGGCGGGCCCCTTCTTCCTGATCCGATTTCACTCCTCTCTTTTTCTCGCTCCACCGCTTCCCATCGCCATGACAGTCGCCGCTCCTTCCGCCAATGGGTCCAGCACCAGCAGCCGTCCCGCAGCGCTTCGTCCGGCCCAGCGGCCGCCCTCCGCTCTGGAGGTGATCCGCTCAGCTGACCGGGCTGATACGGAGACAGCAGCAAACCCACCATCAGCCGCAGCGCCGCAAGTCCTCCAGGCTCAGCCCCTTGGCTTCTCCCCCGAGCAGCTCGCCGCCCTGGCCGCTCCGCTGGATCGGGCCAAAGTCCGCCAGCGGGAGCAGGGCCGCAGCCGAGTGAGCTATCTGGAGGGTTGGCAAGTAATCGCGGAAGCCAACCGCATCTTTGGTTTTGATGGCTGGCAGCGCCAAACCATCGCCGTCCGCTGCGTTGCCCAGGCCGAACGAACCATCGGCAGAGATCAGAAGCCCGGCTGGGGCGTCACCTACACCGCCCGCGTCCGCATCACCGTCACAGCCGGAGGTCTTACGCCCCTGGTTCGAGAAGGCACCGGCGCTGGCCACGGCATCGACGTCGACTTGGGCCAGGCCCATGAGTCCGCCATCAAGGAGGCCGAGACCGATGCGATGAAAAGAGCGCTGATGACCTTTGGCAATCCCTTTGGTCTGGCGCTCTATGACAAGCAGCAGCGGCAGGTCACGAGTTCCGCGTCTCCGCATGAGCGCCCAACAGGCCAGCCCCGGCTGAGCGGGCCTGCATCCCATAGGCAATCAACTGCGGCAGCCAATGCTGAGCCCAAAGGCATGGATGCAGGCTCTCCACATCAGCAGGATCCAGGGCTACTCCCCCTCGATTCGGCCGCAATCCGCGCA